CTACAAAAAAATTTAATTCAGGGTATTGTTTAACATATTTAAAATTATTAGAGCAATTTAAAAAATAACCACCAGATAATACAATATTTTTACTTCTATGTTTTACTTGATTTATTAATTCACAAGTTTCTACATAAGTTTTTTCTTGTACCTCTTTTGCAATATTTACATTATCATAATCTAAATTATACTTTTTATCAGTATAAGCATATGAAGATAATCCCATAACTTTACCAGAATTTTCACCATCCTCTGCATAACCAATTTCACCACATGCTTTTGTAAAAGATGCACCACCTCTTATTTCATTACTAAATTTATTTCGAAAGCCATCAACGTATTTAAAAAAACTAAAAGGAGACATATCTTTAGATATTTCTGCTTTCATACAAGTGCTGTGCTTATAGAAAGGCACAACATTTTTTTTATTAATTAAATAAATTGATTCTATTTCTTGATAAGGAATATAAGAAGCGCAAGCACCTCCACCGTCAACTATAATAGCTGCCGCCTCATCAAAATCTGAAAAATAAAAAGAACTTATTGCGTGATAAATATGATGTTGTTTTTCATTAAAATAATAAGGAGGATTATCTAATTGTTTTTGTAAACAATTTATAATGTCTTGATCATTACCACATTCATAAGAAAAATTTCTACCATAAGATACATAGCAAACAAAATCTGGTTGAAAGTTTATTTTTTGTAAAATAGATTGATATACTTTTAAATTTTTATCTGGGGTATAACCTTTTTTTAAAACAAATCTTGTTTCGTCAAAGTAGTGTGTAATTCTTTTATTTTCATACACACAAATAGATGGATTATGAGAAATATTAATAGAAAGTATTTTCACAGAAAATATTTTAATTACTTTTTAGTTAAAGCTCCCATTTCACCAATTCTTGTAACTTTTATTTCAAGGTCTTGCCTAAAGTCATCCACAGTAGTATCAGTATTGGGATCAGCAACATCAGCATCAAAATCAACTTTGCTAGCATACACTTTGCCTGTTCTTTTATTTTTAATAATTTCTTTTGCAGTTGCTGGTATTTTAGGTAAATCACTCATTGCGTACGTCCCTGTCTATTATATTTTTTATTATGTTGCAACTTCTTTTTTTTATTAGGACTCTTACAATGTCTTCTAGGTCTTTTCCTAGGTTGATCTCTTTCTACAAAATCTTTAAATTTTCTAGCCATTTTCCTGTGATCGGTCTATAAGAGCGTAACTTACAACACCTGTTATTTCGTTCGCTGAACCTGCTTGCATTGATAAAACATCACTTGCTTCCATTGCTAAAGTTTCTTCGATCATATTTGCTTGAGCTTTATTAAGTTCTTTATAACCTATTTTTACAGCTGAACCTCCAGACTTTGTTAATAAAGCATGTGTATCAACATTGCTTGCAGTATCGTGAACTGCTTGTAAATTTTTTACAAGTATAGTTGCATCTGCAGGGCACGTCAAAACAGGAGTAGCATCTGTAGTTGTTAAATTAAATGTTTCGCTTTTGTATCTAATTGTCATGATATAAACCAATTAAAAGTATCTTGTTCATTTTTTAATTCTTGTTGATAAGAAGTGTTTAACTTATCTTGCATCGTTCGTAAAGACTGTGCTACTTGTCTTTGGTTTTCTTGAGTATAAGCAGGGGTAGGTTCGGGTATAACAATATCTACTCTGGCCATTATCTCATTCCATCTGGTTGAACATCTACTCTAAAAGTTCCATATCTCCAATTTTGATCTGTAGAAGTATTTGCTATTTTAACACTAGCAAACCTAGATCTTGCTCTTGTGTCTACCTTTTGTGTTGATCCGGTGACCGTGAATGGTCCTAAAGGAGAAGATGTTTCTGTATCACTAGGGAAGTCTCTAAGTAAAATAGTTACTTGGGCATCACCCTGTATAAGTTTAAAATCTGGAATAAACCTTCTCATACTCATAAACATTTGTGCTTCACCCTCAACGGCTAAACTAAAGTCCCCTGATTCAATAAAAGCTGCAATAGCTGTTTTGTTTCCTGCAGTATCTACCTGATCTGTTCCAACTTCGTGAGCATAATAAATAGTCCCACCATTTAAATTTGTTACACCTTGAATTAAAGGGAAAGTTGGTGTTGTTGTTGAATTAAATTCAGTTGCATAAGGAACATCGTATAAATTGGCATCTGTCCAAGTAGTTCTTGATAAAGAACCTGTTGTCCATGTTCCACTTTGATAATTAAAAGTAACGCATCTATCATTAAAATCTGAACCTGCTTTAGGATAAAACCAAGTAAGTTCTTCATATAAATGATTAAGTCCTACGTATACTGATTCACCGTTTTGATAATTAACCCCAAGGTTATCTCCTTTACTTGTAAATACAAAGTCTTCAACTTGGCATGGTAAAGATTTAACGGTACCATCGTATACAAAGAATCCACCAGATTCCCCCATCCAATATACAGCTCCATTTACATATTTTATAGAGTGTTGTCCAATAGCTCCACAATTAGAACCTACTTGTCTTATAGAAAAAGTGAAAGGTGGTCCTACAAATTGAATTACATAAGCTGAATTATCGGTTAAAACTAACGTATAATCTTTTCCTTTAACTGCCCCTACTATTTTTGTACCTGCATCTATTCTAAAGGTACCAGCCGTGTTTACTGAAGTTGGTGCATAGTCACTAATATTTTCTTGATCAGAAAACCTTATAAACATTTTATCTTGCGTGCCCCCACTTCCAATTGTAGTTTCAGTCCCTAACATTAATAAATGCCTATCCCTATCTGATACAAGAGACATAACTGATTTTTCTGGTGCTCCACTTACAACAGTTGCTCTTGTAGTTAATGCATTAGGATTTGAGTTAATGGGATTCCATTCAAATGTTTTACCATTTTTAATTGTAGCAATTAATTTTTCTCCAAAATTATCTAAAGACCAAGATGCAGGATCAATTGTCAAAGTCGAAGCTAAAGAAGCTTGTCCCCAACCAGTGTAGTATTCAACACCAGACCCAGATGCATGTGCAGATCTTGTACCTGCAGTTGCTCTAGTAATTCCTGTAAGATCATTTGTAGATACACCAGTGTAAGAAATAAATTCTGCGCCAACTTTTATTGTTCCAGAAGTTGGAAACCCAGTTGTTGATGCAAGTGTAATAGAAGTTCCAGACCCCCCAGTACCTGCAGTGTCATCTAATAAAGCTCCGTTTAAAGTTCCAAATACTTGTTGACCTCCACCCCATAGTCCTGTTCCCCAACCAAAACCATAAGTAAAACCTAGAGCACCTGCACTAATGTACGGATTGACAGTTGCAGACCCACTTCCGTTGACCGTGGTTCCTGCTGCGCTTGCCATTGTAATAGTAAAAGAATCACTATCTGGAACAGTGACTACTTGAAAAGTATTTGTTTCAAAATTTCCAGCAGTGTATCCAGCACCAGACGGAGGAGTAACTGAAGTAAATGTAAATAAGTCTCCAGGTTGTAATGTATGAGCTGCTTTATTTACCGTAACGGTAGCCGAAGTATTTACAGTATCAAATGTACAACCAGTTATAGCTGTACCTAATGGTGTTATATCGTAAAAAGCACCTTCATAATAAATAATTAAAACTTTGTTTGTGCCTATGGCTGCATATCTTCGACCATCTAAATCAGCCCATATAAACTGTTCTCTTGCTGCACCTACTAAAGATGAATTAACAAGTTGTTCCCAACCTCCTATTTTTTCAGGTAGTCCGTATCTAAAACGTACAAAGTCCCCATCAGTCCACTGACCTTGAGCTCCTGTTTCAGTTACCTGTTTGTTAAATCCTGGTGCTATTTGTACTTTTGTTAGAGGCATGGCTTATTATACCATGACAATATTAAGAAATCTATTATTCGCCCTTGATTTCAGTTTCTTCCCTTGTTTCCAAGTTTTTAATTTCATCATTAAAATTAAAATTCCAATCCATTACAATCTTAGCTATTACATTACCAAAATGTTTTAAAGTTAAAGCTGGTAAATGTAGTTTTTTCTTTTCTTGTATTATTTTTACTTC